GAGGTGAAGGAACTACAACTGAAGGAGGTGAAGGAACTACAACTGAAGGAGGTGAAGGAACTACAACACAGGGACCTGGAAGATGTATACCTAATACATTGTTATATTCTTGTAATAAATGGAATTCTCTTATGGATCCACAAATAAGATCTTGTGCTACCCATACAAATCGCGATAGTTGTGAATATGAAAAGGTCCATGGACCTGGTGGTGATCCACCTGACCCTAATGCTGATCCACCATACCGGGGTTTTATAATTCCTGAAGGGGCTGGAACAAATCCTAGTATCTGTGAATATTCGGACAGATGTCCGGCAGAATATTCAGAATGGAGGAATGATCCTGAGAGAGTAAATCCACCAACTAATACTAATAATAATACTCAAGAACCTAGTGAAGAACTATTGGCCGCAAGAGAAGCTGCTTCAGCAGCGGAAGAAGCTGCTCTTGCGGCTGCTGAGGCGGCTGATCAAGCTGCTGCTCTTGCTGAAGAAAATCAGGGGGATGTTGATGCTATAGCTGCCGCAGAGGCTGCTGCTGCGGCAGCAGTTGAGGCTCAAGCAGAAGCAACTAGATTAAGGGAAGAAGAAGAGACTATTACTCAAAATGAAACAAATGTTAATGTTAATGTTAATGATAGTATTAATAATGCCATTACTCAAGGTCAAGAGATTCAAAGAAGAACACTCGAATTAGATATCCCGACGGATGTCATAAATCAAATAAGCGGTGATCTTGGAAATGCTTTATCGTCTGGAGATAACGAGCGTTCACTTATGGAGGCTCGAAACCTTGTAAATAGATTAGAATATTTAATAAATGTCGGAGATGATGGAGCAGAAGACATACTCGCTAGAAGAAATAGAATACAAGATTTATTAGCTCAAATCGATACGTTAAACACTCAACTACAAGCAGAAGGAGTGGAATTTAATAATATAAATAATGCGAATCAAGCTGTAATTAGATCTGCGACGGATAATACACAACAAGAAAACTTTGCCAACTTTGAAAATTCTCAAGGAGATGGGATGGTAACATATACGAATTATGCTCTATTACAATAAGTTTTTAATTTTTTTATCTATTCTTTTATATAATGAAATCAGAACACTTACAACAATGTATTATAATTGTTCTTGTTTTTTACTTTCTATTTAGTATATTTTATAAGTGTCCATGTACTCGGAGGACTTTAGAAAGTATGGTTCCCAATATTGATATAGACATACCTGATATTGATATTAATGTTGAAAATACAGAAAAAGATACTAAAGATACTAAAGATACTAGTGACGATAAGAAGGATGAAGATAGTAGTGATAATGGTTTGCGTAAAAGAGGGTCATCCCGCGAGGATGATAGTGGGTCGATGGGAGATGTATTTGAATATTTTAAAGATAAATTGATATCAATATTTTCAAATATTCAATTATTAGTTGGAGTTGGAGTTATAGTTGGTATTATATTCCTTGGAGTTATGGTTGTAAGGAAGACTCGAACTGTAAAAAGTGCTGTATCAGATAAAAGTGTATCGGATATAACGGATTCATTAAAAAATAAGTTGCCTGGTTCACCTATATCAAAAGATTCTTTAAAAAGTAAGATTCCTGGTTTACCTATATCGAAAGATTCTTTAAAAGATTCTTTAAAGGGGGCAATAGCAGATAAGAGTATGTCGGATATAACCGGATCATTAAAAAAAGGTTTAAGTTTAGTTAAAACCGATGATTAAAATGGCGAACCACCCATAGATGATAATCCATTTACAGGGGATCCCATGCCACCATTCAAAGGAGGAGACATTCCTGATATTTCTTTATTTACTTGTTGTTCAACCTGTTGTTGAACTTGTTGTTGAACTTGTTGAGGTTGATTAGTTGCTTGTGCGACTTGGGCTTCAAACATCGTGGGTTTGGCAAAATCTACTTCTTTTGGAGCATTTTGTTGTGCCATCGATACTGGTAAAAATACAACTAAATTCTTTAATACTATATAAATAATTGGGAAGATTAAGAAAATCCAAGCAAGGTTAACCTGATTATATTGACATAATCCATATAATATAGCACCTAATACAACGACTAATTTAACTTCGTGTAACGAGTGCATATTATATAAGTTTTCCATCTTACCATTATTAAATCTCTTTAACATACTGCGAGACATAAATAAAGATATACCTGTAACAATTACAAATACTAAATATACCATCATTGGCGAACACATCTTAGCTGAAAGCAAATCAAGAGGATTCGAAGCATTATCCATTTTATACTATTAATAATATTTTATTTTCAAAAATATTAGCATATAAATAATATAAACGAAATAATATATATAAAAAATAAGAACATATAATAATTAATTAACTATGGGTATTCCATCGTATTATAAAAATATAATCAAAGATTATCCTGAAATAATAAAATCACAGAATCAACTTAATGTAAAAGTAAATAATTTATTTTTCGATTTAAATTGTGCTATCCATCCTTGTTGTGCAAATAAAACAGATGAAAATGAAATGCTTGATGAAGTGTTTAATAAAATTATTGAATGTATCAATATTACAAAGGTTACTGATCTTGTATATATAGCTATTGATGGTCCAGCACCAAGAACTAAAATGGAACAACAGAGATACCGTCGTTTACGTTCATCCAAAGAAAAGAAGGTATGGGATACAAATCAAATTACACCTGGTACGAAATTTATGGATAAATTAATACATTTTTTAAACTATAAATGTAAAGTTCTAAAAGTAAATTATATTATATCAGATTCAAACGAACCTGGTGAAGGAGAACATAAAATAATGAAATATATGGATACATTAAAGAAAAATACTATAAATGTTGTATATGGACTTGATGCTGATTTAATTATGTTATCTATGATAAGGGATTATAATGTATTCTTATTAAGAGAAAGGACAGAGTATAATATTGAAAATATAGACGCCAAATATATATTTCTTGATATTGATTTTTTAAAAAAACACTTACTTCAAACTATAAAGAAAGATTATTATAATATCCCAGATAATACTATTTTAAATGATTACTTATTTATATGTTTCTTTATAGGGAATGATTTTATAATTAATTCTCCATCAATTAATATCCGTTACAACGGATTAAATAAACTTTTATCTATTTATTCTGAACTTCAAAAAGATTATTATGGGAATTTTTATTTACTTGAAAAGAATAAAATTAATTATCATAATTTTAAATTATTTATCCAACGTTTAGCTATGTCTGAAGAAAATAATATTAATGAAATATCTAAAAAAAGAAATAAATTAGAAGAACGTAATAAACGTAATTATTATCATATATTAAATCAAAAAAAATTAAAAAATATTAATGATATAGATAAACACAATGAAAATGATTTTAATATAACTAAAGAAGAATATGATGAATTTAAAAACTTTACTCCTTTAATTTTTAGAAGAGAAGAAAAAAGAGTAATCAATAATATAAATAAGTTATATTACATTTATAATAAATATAAAGAAATACATTATAACCCTAGTTATGATCAATTAATTGAAGAAGAAAAAAAACAAATCTGTAATGAATATTTAAAATCAATCATTTGGACAACATCTTATTATTTTGATACATGTTCATCTTGGAAATGGTATTATAAATATCATTATGCTCCACTTTTTAAGGATATATTTGAATATTTAAAACATTATGATAATTTTACACATTTAGAATTGAATGATAATATTCCATATACACCTCAAGAACAATTAAAAATAGTTTTACCAAATCAAGAAAATACATATTATTATCCTCAGAGTACACCATTACATTCTTTTATGAAACAGTATTATTGGGAATGTCATCCAATTATGCCTCATTAAATATATATATATGTAATAATATATGAATAATATTATTAATTTTTTTACTAAAAAAAATATAAATATATCATTAAGTATCTCATTGTTTCAATTAATAATAATTACATTATTGGGTTTATATTTACATTATTATTTAATTAAGAAATTATGTAAGGATGTATGATTATCTTTCACATTTAGGATTACAATTTTCAATAAGGTATTCAATATAATCATTTGATTCTAGAGATCTTAGGAATTTTTCATTTGTAGAGGGGTCAATTTTATTGAACCAAATATCTGTACCTTCTAATGTTTTAGCTCTAACTATATTAAAAACTGCTGTATTTCTAAGTTTATAATCTGTAAATGGTATATTCATAAATTCTATTTCTTTTTTTAGGGAATCATTTTGAATTTTCAATAATTCATTTTGAGCGATGATGGATAAGATTTCCATTCTTTATTTAAAAAATAATAAATAATATAAAATAAATCAAATTTATGTTAGAATATATGTACTCTATACTTTTAATGTTGAATTTATTATTTATAATTACCGGTAATCATAAAGTAAAGGGTATTATTAAGGATAAAACGAATGAAATACTATTATTAAAAAAAGAAAATGATACTTTAAGTGATGAAATAATAAATATTGTAAATTTAAATCTTAAATTAGAAGATGAAGTTAGATACTTTAAAAAAGTTATCGAAGAAAATGAGAAGTCTGATATATTTATCCCTTTCATGGAGAAGGAGTTTGGAACCGGTTTAATTCGAGTATGTGAAGGCGGTGTTTATTATCATGGGGTATGTGAAGAAGAGAAACAGAAATGGAATAAGGATAATAAATGTTCGAGACAAATATATGAATATAGAGTTAAGAATAATACTCGTAAGAATTTAGATAACTACAATACGTTTAATATTGATGAGTTTTGTAATAATTGTTTATTGATAAAAGATAAAAATAAGTATAAAATATTTGAATGTCAGGGTCATCAATATTAAAATATTTAATATTATAAAAATGGATTTAGATTTTATGTATTGTATGGTCGGAGTTACTTTATTAATATCAAGTATTTATCTATCACTTGTTAATAAAAATACTGAAATATTCAGTAAATTTAATAAGCTTTTAAATGGTGCTCAAAAAAAGGTATATGATAAGATTGTTAAAGAAAGATTAATGATATACATTGGTGGAATGATCCTTGGTATTTTATTTGGGGGTGTATTTTATTATTATAATCGTAAATCCGAATATTTATTCTGTAAAGTTGTGAGTATAATGATATTAACTAAATTAGCCTTTTACTATTTTTATCCCAAGAGACCATTAATGTTATATTCATTAACAAATAAAGCACAAACGGACGCATGGGCAGATATATATACTGAAATGAAATCACGATGGATTAAATCATTAGTCGTAGGTTTTGTTGGTTATATTATCATAGGTAACGTTCTTTGTAGGAATTAAGGATACAAAATATTTTTTCTTTATTTTCTTCACTTTTACATCGTATATCAATATCTTCCCAACTTTGAGGAAGTTTTTCGATAAAATAAACATTATAAATCGATTCTTTAAGATATACCATATGGAAGATGTATAATAGAATAGAAATGATTAAGGTTTTCATTGCGCCCTTATGATTTCTTTTATTTAAAGTTATTAATATAAGTATTGGTGTAAGATGATAATATAATAATGTTAACCATAATTTAGGTTTAAATGTTCTTTTTAAATATTGTGTATAATAGAAATTTATACCCATAAATCCTAAAAATAGTAATATTGTTGTGTAATAAACATTTATATTATCAGTGATAGTTTTAATGTTTAAAAAATAACCAAGTAACCATATATAGAATAATACCAGCCACCAGGTACTAATATATTTTGATATCATATTATACTATATTAATTTATTTTTTATAAAAATATCCACTAACATATCTAATGGACAAGGACCAACTTCCATAATTATTTGATGAAAATCTTTAATTTTCCCTCCTTTTTTAAGATATTTATTTTTAAGATATAAAAAGGTTTTTTCTCCTATTTTATATGTTAATGCTTGTCCAGGTAAATTGTTATATCTTAATATTTCTTTATGGATCATAACATCTTCGTGTTGTAAATTATCTTTCATGAATTTAAAACATTTATCATAAGACCATCCAAAATAATGAATTCCTGTATCTATAACTAATCTTACACATCTATGCATATCATACTTAACTTTATGGTAATATTCGTCTAAATTCTTTTTATTATATTTTCCCATATTTTCACAATATAGTGCCCAACCTTCAGAATAGGAATTATAAGATGTAACTTTCCTATAATCTGATAAATCTGAATATTTAATTTTATAATTTATTTGATAATGATGACCAGGAATTCCTTCATGTAAGCTTAAAACATATAATTCATTTTTATCTATAGTACTTGGAGAGGATGTATCTATATAAAAAGTCCCTTTCCGTTTATTTTTCATATCAGGTGAAATATAATAAGCAAATGTTCTTTCATTTTCTTTTGGAATTGATTTAATTTTATATAAATCTTTTTTAGTTATTTTACCATGAAAGTTTTTATTATAGACTTCTTCTATAGTTCTTTTTTGTAGTTTTTTTAAATAATCTAATATTTCTTTTTTATTTTTAAAGGTTTTCTTTTGTTTATAATTGATCTCTAATATATATTTTTCTTTTTTTAATTTTGTTAACTCTTTGAGACCAATATTATGTATTTCTTCTGGTGTAAGTCCTTTATAAGTGTTATATTCAACTATTTTTTTATAGAGTTTCTTACCTCCCTTATATTTTTGTAAACCGAACTTATAGTCTGTATGTTCATAGTATTCATTTATTAAAAAATGAATTAATTTATTAAGATTATTTACTAGATATTTATTAATTTCTTCATCCCATTTTTTTCTAGAGATTAATACTTTTTTCTTATAATATAATTTAGAAGCCAAAACTTCTTTAATATTATTAATCATTTGATTTACTTCTCCTCGATAAAGGGTAACTTTATTCTTAATTCCATTTTTCATTTTTTTTATTATTTCATCTGTGATGGGAGTTAATGATTTAATTCTTTGTAAAAAAATCTCATAATCTTCTCTTTTTTCAAATATAAACGCTCCATTCCCATTTGCTTCACTAATATAATCAAATAATAAATTATTCATTGAATTAATGGGAATATACATATAGATTTCATAATCTTCTTCTAGATGAATATCGTAGTCTAAATTATTATAAAGTAGTTTATCTTCAAAAGATAGACACTCTTTTTTATTGAGTAATTTAAAATATTTTTTATCTAGATCATTTAATTTCTTATAATAATCTTCTGAATATATATTGGGTTGTATATGTGATTTTTTATTCCATTCTTCTTTTAAAAAAAAATCATTTATAGTAGGGTTAATTTTATAATATTCATTTATATAATCTGAAGATATATTCATATATTATTATATTATATTATATTTCCTCTAGATTAATATCATCGTCCATTAAATATTCTTCATCACTATTATCAGATGGTAATTCTGTAGTAAACTCTATACTATCCATACCATCTTGAAAATCATTATCTTCTCCGAGTGTAAAGGTTTCTGGTAATTCTTTTAGTTCCCGTAGTTTACGAGCACCATTTTCATCATAACTATCCATTATATCACAGAGGTCATCTTGAAAGTCCCTTAGAGATACTAATACGATATCATTAAGGTTAACAAATTTCCTTTTTCTCATTGTTCCACAGAGGATAGCCGCACGATCCTTACCATCTGAACATTTAACATCAAATCTACAGTTCCCTTTACATTTGGTTATTTGAGCATATTCTTGACCATCTTCTTTAAAACGAATTGTTGTTGTTTCAATATCTCTATTTTTGTTTCTTTTATGTTTTTTACCACCTTTTTTTTGACCTTTTCCCATTCTATTTGTATTTAATATAATAATTTTTATATAATTCAAATTTTATTATTATTATAAATTTGAATTATATTATTAGTAATTTAACAAATAAAGGATGTATTTATTAATTACAGAGTCTCCTGCGAAAGCTAAAAAGATACAGACCTTTTTATCAAATGATTATATTGTAAAATCATCATGTGGTCATATAACAGATTTAGAAAAAAAGAAAAAAATAAGATATGGTAATGCCCTTGATTTTGGAATAGATATTGAGAATAATTTTAAACCAATTTATAAAGTGTTATCTGATAAGAAGGATATTGTTAAGATGTTAAAAAATAGTTCAATTGATAGAAAGGTTATATTTGCTGCTGATGATGATAGAGAAGGGGAAGCAATCGCATGGCATACGGCTAATGTTTTGAAGCAAAAAGTTAAAGATAAGAATCGTATTATTTTTCGTGAAATATCGAAAAAGGCAATATTAAATTCATTAAAAACTCCTCAATCAATTAATATGAATGAAGTAAATGCTCAACAGGCTCGACGAATTATTGATCGTTTAATTGGATTTAAAATATCTCCTTGTTTATGGAAACATATAGATACACATGTAATTGGTCTATCTGCTGGACGTGTACAAAGTTCTTTATTAAATATGATCCTTGAGAAAGAAGAAGAGTTAGATAATTACGAAGGAGATATTATTTTAGATATTCATGGATCTTTTAAGAATATAGAAAAACCATCAGAATTTAATTTTATTGATGATTTTGATATTGATGATGATTTTATAAAAGATTTATTTCAAAAGTTTTCAAATGATCGTAATTTTAAAGTTAAATCCAATACATTAAAAAAAGAAAAAAGATATCCGAATAAACCATTCATAACATCCACATTACAAAAAACAGCACAACGAGAATTGGGATTACCCGTTAAAAAGACAATGGATATAGCTCAAAGGTTATATGATAGTGGTCATATAACATATATGAGGACTGATTCAACATTTATTTCTGAAGAATTTCAAAAGAAAATTAATAAATATATCAATGAATCTGTAGGCGAAGGATATTATAATAAACCAAATGAAAAGAAAGTAAAAGGAGCACAAGAAGCACATGAAGCGATTCGACCAACTACTATTATTAAACCAAATTTATCTGATCCATTAGAGAAGAAAGTATATAATCTAATTTATGATAAAACAATGATATCACATATGAAACCAGCTGAATATGATGTATATACTTTAAAATTGGTAAATGAGAATACTTCTAAATATGGTTATTTTAAGACGAATTATAATCAGTTAACATTTCCGGGATATTTATCTTATAAGAGTAAGGTCAAAATAGATGATAAACCTTCGTTTATATCAGAATATAAGTTAGTAAAATGTGTTTCTAATGAATATGAAGAGGGACCACCGTCGAATTATAATGAATCGAGTATTGTAGATTTATTAGAAAAAACTGGTATTGGAAGACCATCAACATATTCATCTATAATATCGACATTAGATAATCGTAAATATACAGTTCAGAAAGATGTAACTAATAAAGATATAATTAATAGTTGTTATGAATTGGATAGTCGGGGTAATATTAATGAAAAAGAAATTATAAAAAGAGGGAAAGTAAATAAGAAATGTATTTTATTAACTCCATTGGGGAAGCAGGTATTAAAATATTTGAGAGAACATTTTATAAATATTTTACAAAAAGAATTCACTGCTAAGGTTGAATTAGATTTAGATAAGATATCAACCGGAAACCTTGATTATGTTTCGGTTATTCGAAAAGTTTATAATACTTTTAATGAAACAGTCGAAAGACAACTTAGTATAAAAAAAGCTACCAGTAATGGGATGAAAAAATTAGGAGAAAAAAAAGGTAATGAAATATTTATAGGAAAAGGCAGATACGGAGCATATATTAAATTAATAAATGAGGGGAAAGAAAAAACTATGAGTATTCAGAAATACCTTGATCTTATAAATAAAAATACCGAGGATGTTACTTTTAATGAAGTTATAGAGTTTTTAAGATATCCTAAAAAAATTTCAGATAAAATAAGTATTTATATAGGACAATATGGTTACTATATGAAAGCAAATGGAAGAAATTATCGAATTAATCAATCTGGAAAATATACTGAAGAATATTGTAACAGCATTATTAATAAGTAATTAGTTTTCTGTTAAGAATCTTGGAGCAATATTCATACACTGAAGTTCTTGCATAAGAAGCTTACATGAATAAGGAAGATTAATTCTTTTAAATTTTTTATAGTTATTACAATTCTTACATTCATAGAGATTACTTGATGGATTAGCAATTGCTGGCATATTACATTCAGAACATATAAAGATATGGTATTTATCTGAAACATCCATCATTCTTTCTTTCAAGAAATTGGATGTTCCATGAGCAATCATACAATCCCGTTCCATTTCTCCAAACCGTAAACCCCCATGAGAAGACCTACCTTCTGCTGGTTGTCGGGTCATGGTTACAATAGGACCACTTGAACGACTATGGATTTTATCTCCTGACATATGTTTCAGACGTTGATAATATGTTGGTCCCATAAATATGGATGTTTTAATTTGATCCCCAGTAATTCCATTATATAGAATTTCATTTCCATTTTTATCATGACCGGCTTCAGATAACATGTCCATAAGATCATTTACATTTATTTTATCAAAAGCAGTTCCATTTCCAATATTACCAGTTTTACAACAAACTTTTCCAAGAATACATTCAATTAATTGAGCAATAGTCATTCTACTTGGGATCGCATGCGGATTTATAATTATATCAGGAATAATACCTGACGATGTAAATGGCATATCTTCAGATTTATATATCATGCCCACAGTACCCTTTTGTCCATGACGGGATGAAAATTTATCTCCGATTTCAGGAAATCGAAATGAACGAATACGTGTTTTACATACTTTATAACCATCGCTATTTGTTGTAATGTAATTTTCATCTACAAAACCATTTTCATTTTTTCGAAGGGTTGTACTATTATCTTTATAGTTATAATTACTATTATTTTTTATAGGGATACCTTTTCCAATAAGTATATCATCTTCAGTTACATATGTATCTTTGTCTACAAATCCATAATCATTTAGTTTTGAATAATTACACGGTTTAGGATAAAGTAATTTGGTTTTATCTGGTTTCATAAATTTTTCTTCTTCTCCAGATAATTGATTTTTCTTTTCTTCATCTTTATATGTTCTATAGAATGTCGATGAAAATAAACCTCGATCTATAGAAGCCTGGTTAAAGATAATAGAATCTTCTTGATTATAACCTGTATATGTTGCTATAGCAACAATAACATTAATACCATTGGGTAATTTATCTGCATTTAGATATTTCATTAATTTTGTATCGACAAGAGGTTTCTGTGGATTAGATAGTACATGACTGAATGTATCGTATCTTTTATTATAACTTGTACAATGTACTCCAACTGCTTGTTTCCCCATAGCCGATTGATATGTATTCCTTGGAGATTGATTGTGGTGTGGAAATGGAATACACGATGCTAGTGCTCCAAGAATTAGTGATGGATGGATTTCACAATGAGTATATTTATTTTTTTTAGAATTAACATCATTAATGTTCATAGCTATAATACAATTATTTGTTTCATGAGGATCAATATATTGAATACAATAATTTTCTTTTGTTTTAATAAAAGAGACAAGATTATACCAATTACATTTATTAGTTTTGAGTCTTTCATTAATGTTTTGATTAAATAGAACCTTTTCATTCTCGACAACTAAAAGAGGTCGTATAGGTCTTCCGGCATCAGTATAGATATTGATTATATAATTCTGTTGATCCCAAGAAAGTGAAGTATAAATATTAATAATTCCAGACTTTCTCCCATCTTTTAATTTATTCAAAATATCTATTGGTTCTTTAGTAAACCCAATCCAATCACCATTAATAATAACCTTACAATACTCTAGTTTATTAGTATCATAATTATTAAATTTATCAAAAGGAATAATGAAATCTTTTATATAATGGCGTATCGGTTCTGATGAAGAATATACTGTAATTTCACTATTTAGAGAAAGATTTTTAACTATTCCAACTGCTTGACCCTCGGGTGTTTCAGTCGGACAGACATATCCCCACGATGTTCCATGAAGCTTCCGGGGTGGGATTAATTTACCAGTATTATCTGACGGTGTTTGAACCCTTCTTAAATGGGATATAGTGCTTGGATATGTAAGACGGTTAAGGACTTGTGATACACCTTGTTTTGAAGCATTTACTTTCATACCCCAATTACCAGTCGCCATTGCTCCTTTAAGAATATTTTCAATATAAGATGATTTAATTAATTTATGAATATTGATATCATTTACAATATCATCAGGTTGATTATTAAGGTTCCATAAACCTGAATTGACTTCTTTTGTTATGAAATTCTTAATATCTTTAGTAATCTTGTGCATACATTGATAAGTTAGATTACCTAGTAGATAACCAGGTGTTTCAAATCGTTTATTAATATAACTATCTCTATCATCATACGGAGATAATCCTAAATAACATTTAATTAATTTATTAATCATAAAACCTGTAAAATAAACTTTTTTGTTTTGATCATCACCTAGATGATTTAAATATTCTTTCAAGATACAATCCTTAACATATTTTATTTTCTTTTCTTCATTCTGAGTGTAATAGCTGTTATTATTTATATTTTTACTTATATATATAATTGCTTCTGCTTCAGTTTGTATTTCGTATGCTTCTTCAATTGATAATTTTAAAATTTTTAGAATATTTTTATCAACTGAAGAATTATTATTATCAATAATATGATAAATAATATCTTTATCAGTAATACATCCTAGAGCCCGAAATATAATAAATATTGGTATTTCTGTTTTCATATGAGGCAATGAAATACGAATATAATTATTATATATATCCGGTTTATTAGTAACTTTGATAGACACTACTTTCGGAATACCAAACTTATTTTCATCAAGCGAACGAGTTTCACAGATATGGGAATATTTTGAAGTATTCTTAGGATTCTTAAATACTTGAATTAGATTATTAGCAACTTTTTCTTGTGAAATAATAACTTTTTCATTACCATTAATGATAAAATATCCACCCAAATCATATAAACACTCATCTTCATAACCTTTTTGATTTAAAATACAATATTTTGATCTTACCATAATAGGTATCTTACCAATTATTATATTAGGGATTAATTTATCTTCTAATTTTACTTTAACGCCATTTTCATTAATAGTGATCATTGATACAAAATCAATTATTATCGGCGCAAGATAAGTACTATTCCTTATCCGAGCCATATTTGGAGTCATTAATTTCGAACACCCATTATTTTCTATTAGAAGAGGTTTCCCAACTTTCATATTCTTTACACCAAGCTCAATTTTATTGATCATACAATTTGTATCTGTGAAAGGAACCGGGACAGGAAAATATTGTGAAATAATTTGGGGTAATATATCATCAACGAAATAATTATATGAATTGATTTGATGTTCAACTAACTTATTATTCCCCTTAAAATAAGTATGGATAATTTCGTCAGTATTTAATACCATAATTAAATTATATATTTTTTATAATATAATCTTAAATATTTTCAAATTTAAAATAAAATAATATTTAAAAAATAAAGATAAATGTAAGATAAAATGGGATATATAAACAATTTTATAACACTTATGATAACTATTGGAATATTCTCGATACCCGTAAGTATGTTAAAAGAATATCTACAGGTAAGTTATGAACACAATAAAACAAACCGAGTAGATAAAAAAATCAATTAAATATTTAAATTATAATTCGTATCTTTAATGGCCAATTCTTTTAAGAAATCATATTTTTCAAGACCATTATCTTTTTCAATTGTTCCAAACAATTCTTTAATTTCTACTTTTTCTTCTATAAATTCTGATTCTAAAAATTTACAATAACCATCAAAAACCGAATAGGTTTTACACAAATTTATAATATCATGAATCCTACGGTTGTAATATTCAAATCCCAGACTATCCAAATTATTTTCTAATATAGGTCTTGTTATATAGTAGTTTTCAAAATTTTTTTGCATTTGAATATGTAATATGACAGATTGTATTATAAATGAATCAATAATAAATTTATATTTTCTACAACAATTAATTATTAATTTTAGTAATAGAGATGGATCATCATAATTTAATTTTGTTTCCTCTTTAACTATTTTGATTTCCTTATGCATATATTCTATAGGTATTTTCTTATTAATAAAAAACCAACACGCTTTTCCAAATTCTTTAATCGTATCTTCTTTATCCTCTTGAACATTCATAAATGCGTTATCTATTTTAGAAAGATTACCATAGATAAATTTTGGGACTTTCCAACAAAATCCAAAATCATAAATTACTAATTTTGGAATTCCATCATCAATACGGACTTTCCAATTCCCTTTATGAAGATCTCCATGCATAAGATGAAATATTAATTCATTTGATTTAATAAATAATTTTAATAATAATAATAATTTATAAATATTATAATCACTAATTTTAATATCTTCTATTCTCCCTCCTTCTTCATATTTCATTATCATTATTTTTTCTGATACTCTATAGATTTCTGGTATAATGATTAATTGATTATCTTTATATTCTTCATAAAAACGTAAACAATTGTTAGCCTCATTTATTAAATCACATTGAATCTTAAAATCTTTTATAAATTCTTTTAATTCTATTGGTATATAGTAGTTAAATATATTTCTAATAAATGGTACAAGATATAAAATATTTATGAAATAATCAAAAAATAAAAGTTGAAATTTCATATCTGGATGAACAACTTTCATAGCACACATAGTATTAGTATGTTTATCTTTCACTTTATAAACTTGACCAATACTACCTGAAGCAATTAAAGATATATTCTCATAGTCTTCATCTAATTGTGAATTAAAACTTCGATAATATATTTTTTTCGTATGGTTTATATTGTGATAATTACATTCTTCATATAACTCTTCTAAGTCTTTAAACCATTTATTATTTTCTTGTGAATTATCAATATCGTAGATGGCTTCAATTTTTGGAAGAATCCATTGACAAAATTTAATAGCAACACATCCAGAATCACGTATATTATTTATTATTATTTTCATAATAATATCTGATTTCTTTCCTTGAAAATAATATAATCCAGACCATATAGCAATTTTAATATAATTAAATAGAAATACCATTATTAAACATATGTATTTTTTTTTAAATGATTAAACTTATTTAAATAAATATTAGTTTAATAATACAATTAAAAAAAACATAATTAAAACATATAAATGCCTAATTCAAATCAAGCAAAAGCCCAGAAACTAATTCAAGATTTAATTCTTTTCTTTGTAAAAGAAAATTATAATAAATATTTATCTGATAATGAAATAAAAAAAATTCAAGATGATCAAATAGAATCTGTTGTTAAAAAAATATATCAAGAAAAAAAATCAAATATTAAAGAATTTTTAACAACATCATTAAAAAAAATAATGGGTGAAGATTATATAGGCGATTTATTTGTAAATAATATATGTATTGATATTTTTAGAGATGACCAACTCTGTACAAACAGAATTATACTTGAAATAAAAAATTATCAGAAAAATATCTAACCTCTATCCCGTCTCCTTTTCCTTCTCTTTTTCTTTTTTCTCTTCCTCCTAGATCTTTTCATAGATTTATTTTTCTTATCTTTCCTTAATAATTCATTTAAAGTTTTATAATCAATATTATCAACCATACCCGGAGGAATATCATTTAATAGAAGTTTAAATACCCTTTCTTGATTATATATTTTAAGATTTTTTTTAAAGATTGTAAATGAATCTTCTTTATGTATATTCATATTTACATTCTGTAAACTATCTGATAATTGGGAGACATTATCAGGAATTATTTCTGGTTTCCACTCCATTATAATGTAAGAAATATTATTTTTTTTTCAATGTAATATTATAATGAATAACCTAAGTAAAATTCTTGATGGAGGTTCTATAAAAATAAGTAAAAGTAAGGATAAAAAAAAAAAATCTCCTTTATCTGAAAAATATAAAAGATTCTTAAAAACAGGTGAAACTAAAATAAAAAAGAAATCAAAAAAATCGAAAGATATTAACAATATAAAGATAAATGTAATAAAAAAGGAACCTGTTAAAAAGGAACCTGTTAAAAAGGAACCTGTTAAAAAAGAACCTGTTAAAAAAGGATCAGCTAAAAAGGAACCTGTTAAAAAGGAACCTGTTAAAAAGGAACCTGTTAAAAAGGAACCTGTTAAAAAGGAACCTGTT